CTTTTAAATAAATCATCAATACTCTGTGGTCTGTATCCAACTAAATGGGCATCAACATTAAAATACTTGTGTAAAGTAGGTGCCTGTTTGTGACCTTTATCTAAATAGCTATCACTTACCACTACTTCCTCAAGTTCATTAAGATGATGAATATGAGCATGAATATTTCCCCGGTAAAACTGTGCTTCATTAGGATGAATAGGAACATGTGTAAGGATAAATCCTTTGTAATCTATTGCTCCTGCTACACCATCTACATAGTCCAGTAACTTTTTGACATCTTGATGTCTGTCATGGTTTCCCAGGACAACAATCTTCCGGCCAGCTAATTGATCTAACTTGTAGTAATCTAGGGATTTCTCCATAGTAATATCACCTACAATGTATGTTAGATCTCTTTTAGCTACCACTTTATTCCATTCCTGAATTAAAAATTCATCTTGTTCTTCTGCATTATCCCACCCACGGTGTTTTGCAATGTTGGTATGCCCAAGATGTAGGCATCCAATGAATCTAACTGTACTCATGATATATCAGGCATTGTTTTCTTTAAAAATAGTCCCGGATCAATAATTTCTGTAGCATAATCAATTGCCGTGTAAATAGGAAGACCTTCATTATACAAACCATGTTGTTTGACCCTTTGCTCTCTTAATTGTTTGATTGATAAACCCACTAAATAGAAGTTTTCTAAATCATCGGAACTCATCATTTCCACTAGTCTGTCTTTTTCTTCTTCAAGTAAAAATCCAGTTTTAACCAAAAGGTTAATTTCCGCTAGGAATATAAAAGGTTTGAATGTACCTTGTTTAGTTCCTACAGAATACATATACCACAGATAGCCCATATTGCTATCTTTTACTTTACAGACACTGTGATGTTCCGCACAAATATCTGCTACTACTTCTTTTATGTTTTTATCTAGTATCAATCCTTTCATCCTTCTAAAAAGTTAAATATTGCTCTTAGTTTGTCACATTTCTCAATGATTTTCTCCACCTCAATAAAGAAAACAAGGTCAATTACATTAGTAAGCGGAAGTACTTCATATCTTATGTAAGCATCCCAACGGTCTGTTTCAGGAATTTTTCTGAATCTTACTGTAATCTGTACAAGTTTATGAGTCTTTTCAAATATATTTCTGCTTTTCTTACCATCTGCAGTACCTCTATCAAAACCAAAATCAATAAGATCTTTCTTAATTTTTATTACTTCTTCATCTGTCATCCTCTAATAAATTTAAATACTGCAATTAGCTTATCGGCATCTGAAAGAATATTGTCAAGATCAAGATGGGTTCCTCTAAATACAACCTCAGTACCATGATTAAGAGAATATTTAAGTTCTACTGCCCAGCCATTTCCTTGTCCTGAAAACTTAATATTTATGTAAATATGTTTGTAAGCTAAGTAATAGTCCTGATGATTAATAGTACTTCTTCTGAATCCTAATGGCCTGACTAGTTTTTTACCTAGTAATTCTGTTTCTCTCAGTGTCATGATTACTTATACATAAATTCATTAAATGCAATTAAAGCTTTTGCCCAATGATCAATAGGACTAATTATATCATCATGACCAGTTACAAACTCTCTCATATGCCTTGTGCTTACCCTATGTAGAACAGCTTCTACTTTATATGTATCCGGATGAGTATAAGGAGTAATAGTTAATTCAACACTCCAGTTATTATCATTAAAATAACGGTAATAACTATTGCTTTTACCATAGGATCTTTGATAACCAGCAACTTTAGCTTGTTCCTTAAATCTTTTGATATCTTCTTCTGTCATGATTCTACAAATTTTACTATTGCCCGATAAGTTTTTGCTTTTTCTTCAATATTGTTTACCAGTTCTGGTATAAATTCACCTCTATCATGAATACTAAAATGGAATACAACCTGATCTGAAGTAGCAACTTTTACCCTACAGTATACTTCATATACACCAGAATTTGTTTTGCTTATTATTAGATTAATAATAAAAGCACCACAATTTCTTGCATATATAAATCTTGTACTACTGCTTTCTAAACCATTATAGACATAAGATCTTCTATTTAATTCATTTTCAAAATCAATTTTTCTACTTTCAAACATGACTAAAAAATATAACGGATTGTGTTCCAAGGAATATACTTATCATGCAACTCAACAAACTGTTTGATATAATCAGCTTTTCTATTATGTTCATACCTAATGTTTTTTCCACCATACTGTGATATTTTCCCTTCCTGTATTTTAGGTGCCCATAACAGATGCTCACCAGTGAGTCTCTGTGCTAGATTATATTTATGTTTTTCCTCATTATGAGTTAAGAAAATCACTTCAGCTTTGACAGAATTTTGTGGCCAATGATAAGTATAACAATGCTTCATAACTAAATCAAACAAAAACTCATATTCAGTTAACCAATGATCATGAACTATTACCGGACTAAAGTTTAAATGAACTTCATAACCTGCATTAAGAAAAACATGAACTGATTCTAATCTTTCTCTTATTGTTGATGTATTAGGTTCTAGTATTTCTCTCCATTTTTCTGGCATTAAACTAAATCTAATTCTAATTTTACCTTCAGGATTGAAATCAAGTAAATCATCATTTACATACTTAGTAGCAAATGAACCCATAGCAAGTGGATGATCTCTGAAGAAAGCAAATATTTTCTCCCATTCATGAAATTTAGCATGTAGAGCAAAGTCTTCATTGCAAGAAATATCATAAGTAATGAAATCTCCTGTTTGATTTGGTTTATCTACTGTTGCAAAGTATGCATGTGAATTAATCTCTGTCAGGATATCCATAGTATTTGTAGCTACAGATAATCCTTCCGGCTTGTGTCTTTTCATGTAACAGTTATGAGTCAATATTCCATTTGCAAAATAATTCTCATTCTTTTTTACAGAAAAGTTAACAACCTTTGTATCTTTTGCTATCTTTGTAATAGCTTTTATTTTCTTAAACTTTAACTCCATGAGCTGTAAATATTGTGGTAAAATTACAAAAAAGTCTACAACCTATTGCAATTCTACCTGTGAAACAAATTATTTTGAATTGTTCAATCAACAATCAAAACCAGTCTTCAGAACATTCCAAGAGGCTGGTAAATTTTACAAAAGAGATTTCAGAACTATGAAAAGATTTGAAGGTTTATTATTTACAATTGATAAAAGTCTTCCTGCTGCACATACTAAATGGATTATATGTAAAGCTTGTGGAGAACAATCATCTAAATCAAAAGCAAGAAGTGGCTATTGTTCTAACTGTACTATCCAAGGTCTAGGTAAAAAGAATCAAGGTAAAATAATATCAGAAAGATATCAAAGTACCGGTAATCCTAATTACTTAGATGGTAGTTCACATGCTATAGAATATCAATCTAATGACTGGTATAAACTTAAAAAGAATTTAAACTTTACACATTGTGCATTAACTAATAGTACTGAGAACATTGACTACCATCATATTATCCCAAGATGGTTTTGTAAACTTGCTGACATAGATGTATTTGATACAAATAACATTATTGGACTAAATCACCAGTATCACAAAGCAGTTCATCATCTTCAGTTAGATGTCTTGCTTCTACCCAACCTCTATTCTTTGTATAAAAAGGATGCTCTCCAGTTACGGTCACACTTTGTCCATCTACTTCAATTACGTAAAGTTCATCAGTATCCCGTTGACCAATTACAGTCACTAAGTCTGTTTCAACTTTCCCGGTATCCAGGGAAAAAGAAATTACTTGCTCTCCTTCCTGAATATCTCCAGCCATTTTTAAACCAGATGGAGTAGTAATTAAGGTATCTGGAGTCACACAATAAGTACAATTGTATAAGCACCCGTGACCAAAAGAAGGACTAATAAAATCAGTTGACCGTCCTGATGGCCGTATGAGCATGCTTTTTCTAGTTACTTTGTTTATTAAGCTCATTTTCTTCTACAATTTTTATTAGTTTTTCAAGACAAGCAAGTTCTGCTTCTTCATAGGAATCATATAACCATTTATATCCAAAATCATCAATAACGTTGTCATCTACTTTTTTCTCTGTATCCATATCAAGGAGTTCTTCACCATTGACATAAGGCATATACTGTCCTCTGTAAGTCTTATTTATTGAATGTGAAAAATCATATTTCTCTCTAAACCATCTAAATGCTTGTTGGAATAATGGCGCTAATACAGTGTATTGACCGTGTCTAACATACTCGTCTATATCTAACTTTTCACCTGCATTATAATAGCAAGCCAAACAAGGTTCTTCAAATCCAAGTTGCTTCATTTTTAAAGCTAACTCATATGTTACAAATTCTTTTTCCATTTTAAATAATTTTAAATTAGTTTTTAATAACTACAGTTATAAAGACAACCATGTCCAAAACTTGGTGATATAAAATCTGTACTCCGCCCACTCTCTCTAATGAGCATAGACTTCCTAGTAACTTTTTCTACTAGCATACTATTCCATTGTTAGGTTATTATCAGATACAATCTCCTGGATCTTATCTCTTAATGATTCAAAAGCTTTAGCTACATCAGTAGGAAGATTCTCATCATACTTAAGATTATTTCTAAGTTCTGCATCAATTTCCCATACACAATGTTTCCACTTCCAGCCATCTAATGCTGTTTTAGCATCTTCTGCGGCATCTTCATCTGAAAATTTAATAATTACTTCCATTAGTCATCCCAGTTACTGTGATCATCATCACGCATTGAATAAATAATTACTCCAGCAATTACTACTGCAGCAATAATAATAAAGGTTAGTGTCATTTTTCTTCATTTACAGGTTCAACAATCCATTCTTCTGCTAATGTATTTGCATAAGTATATACATCAGTAGGTCTATACTTAAAGAAGTTATAGATCTTTTCAATCTTAGCATGATTAGGGCTACCTTCTAACATTGCTATTGTGGGAGCAAAACCATGAGCTTTAAGTATAAAGTAACACTTTTCTTCTGTGTCAAATTCAATACCTTCAGCATTTAGATTAGTCTCTCTATTCTTCTCCTTGGAGTAATATAATCCAGAAGGAATATGTTTTATCTTAAATCCCATGTTATTTATTTTTTCTTTGTTCTAAATAATCAATAATAAATCCAGTAGCAACTATTAAGTTCATACCACAAGATGCAATAATTTCTGTAATATCTTCATATACATTAGACATCAAATGAATGTGACCAACCATCCAAAATGGTATGGACAAGTTTTGGCTTATCCATACCACTAGATATTTTAGAAAATGTTTCACTGGTTTTCCTCAATAGAAAAACTGCCACAAAGGACATATCCTTTTTCAATTCCACTACCACAACCACAGTCAGAAAAGAACTTAATGCAGTTTCCTTCTTGCTGATAAGAATCAGTATAATATGAATTTCCTGTGGAATCAGTTATCTCATACTTCTTATCACTCTTAGCACAACTTGTAACTACAAGCAATGCTGTTACAGCAAATAATAACTTCTTCATTACTTAATATTTAAAAAAGTTCCGGATCCACCAGCAACTGTACTAGGAAGTTTACCATCCCATGCTTGAGCTTTAACATACTCTACATATAGAGTAGTTAATTCTTGTTGCTTTAACTTCATTGCAAGTGCCTGTGCTTTAGCATTAATAATAGTTTCAGCTGAGTCAGCTCTAGCTACTGCAACTTTTCTTTTACCATCTGCAATAGCTGCTAATGCTTGTTGTTCTGAAGCTTGTGCCTGTTGAATAGATTTAGTTTTAGCTACAATTACTTCTTGTAAAGCTTCCGGAGGAGTAATATTAGTTCTTAACTGAGAAACATCAAACCATTTAGCAAGTCTTTTATTACATTCAGTTTTAATATTATTCTCAAATTGCTCCCTGTGTGAAAATATACTATCTACTTCCCAAGTATTTGCAACATCATTAACTGCACCAATAATAGCAGTCTTTAACCAACCTTGTTCTATTTCTCTTATACCTAACCGGAGATTAACAAACATATCTCCAATGTTATCTTCTTTAAGACTATAGTTAAAACTAGGTTTAATTGTTGCTGAGAATCCACCCTTAGTAATTACCACCTGATCATCATATTCTATGTGTTGCTGATAAGTAGGAAATTCTAATACTTGTGTGAACCATGAATTATACATTACCCAACCTGTTTTGTATTGATAGCTTTGGACACCTCGGGAGGCACCAGATAAATTAACTACAATACCTTTGTGACCTGCATCTATTCTTTCTATAGAGAACGGCTGAATTAAGCCAATAAATATAACCACAACACCAATAATCACTCCTCTCCATGCTGACCATAGTACAGCTCTTCCTGCATCTGAGTTTTGTGTTTGATAGCTCAAATCTGAATACTTACCAAAATTTGGAATTGACATTATTGCTCCAATAATAACTCCTAAGACTACTAAAATAATTGTTACCATAACTGTTTTCTTTTTAAAATTCTTGTTAATAATTTAATTGCATTTGACATAAGGACAGCTAAAGATGTAATTAATACAACTGTAGCTACCAACTGAATAAAACCGTTAACTTCATAGTTAACAACAAATTCAGCATATAAACCTGTAATTCCCATCATTGCTAGGAGATGAATTCCAAACATCCACCATAGCTTCCATGTTCTAGTCCCCTTCTTCATTGTTCACTCTCTTTTTCTTCTCTGGCTTGTCCATAGTGGGCTGAGAATTTTTTTGCAACTTGTTCCACCTTGTCAGCCTCTCCTGAATTTTCTGATTCAATATGCTGTAATCTAATTTTCTCTTGTTTTCTTTCATACTCTTCCCAATTATAAACTTCCATTTCATTCATTCTAGCAACATCTGCTATTGTCATACCCGGAGGTATTCCACCATTTGCTTCCATAATATCAATACATAACTGTTTCATTCTTCCCATAACTTTATTGATTTATCAATTAAATGTTTAATAGTGGTTCTTATGTGATCATGCCCAAGTAATTTTCTTATTTTAATTAGTTTTTTTTCCATTTTAGTATCTAGTGTAAGAATTACATTGGTATGTCTTCCAGATTTTACAGCATGACTTTCACTAAAATCATATGGAAACATTTGTGCATAAACA